GAGATCATGTAGTCCTTCAAATAGTTGCTACTTGATTTGCCGTTTATTGTGTCTGTAACAATGGCGTTATAGCCTCCTCCGTTGTATTGGACATGAATTGCTATTGATACGTTTGCACCTAGAACATCACCTTTACTTGTAAATTCTTGCAGAGATGGAATCCGTAAAGTAACTCTAATTCTGTCAACATCTCTATCTGTGATTGTTTTAACTATCGGAGTGCTATTTACTACTTCAAGCCCAACATTATGCTCTGAAGAAGATTTTGCTTTGTCGTCTCCTAAATAGGCTTGCGCTTGAGTTCCATTTCTAGTAGCAAAACTATAATCAACAAAATTATCTGTTCCAGAAGAACTCTGTATGGCTGTTCCATCTAAATAGATGCCTTTTAGACCTCCTTCTATTCCATCAATCTCTCCTTCAGATATTAGATCTAATACTCTTGCAAATTGTGTACTTCTAAGATTGTCATTTGCAGTTGTTGGAGTATAAGAACCTCCTCCTCCTTTATTTCCGCCTCCTCCTGATCCTGTAATACCAAAGCCTAAACCTGCATTATGAACCCGAACATTTTCAGCAATGAATGTATGTTGATTTTCTACCGTTAAGTTATAAACACTTCCTAGTCCAATTTTCTTCTTTTCAATAAGTGGAACTAAATGATTATTTTGATTGACAACACAATCGTCACTATCAAGAGTTCCTATTTCAACAAAAGCGTTGTATTGATTTAAAACCCAATGATTAGGCGTAGCAGTAAAAGATGATCCTCCCCAGAATTTGTACCACCAAATTTCTTCTGCTTCATGTCTATGAACCTTTAAGATTTTTGCTTCATGTATATCTCCTTGATCGTCAAAACTAAGAACTAAATCACCTTCTTGTAATTCTACAATTGGTTTTTTACCGTCAGGAGTCGATATAAGGGTGTCACCTACAAAACAACCACCACCACCAGAACCAGCAAGTCTATTTTTTTTCATACAACATCAAGTGAAGCAGAGACAATAGCTGACCCTGTAAAACAGCGTCCATAACAAATTGGGACTGGGAATCCCTGTTGCGTTGTATTCTGAATCCCACTAAAAGAATAGTTCTGAATTAAATTAGCTTCTGGACTGGTCTTTGGCATTTCAGGAGTTGGGGCAAGCATCTGTGAGATCCCTGATAATGTCAACATTGCACCAACACCAAGAATAGATTTAGCTACAAAAGCACTCCCAACCCAGCTAGATGAAAAGGTAAGGCCACTACTCCATGCGAAGCTCGCTCCTCCAGTTACGAAGGCTAAACCAATCAAAGCTATACCCCCTAGGATTTTCCATCCACCTCCTCCTCCAGCTCCAGTAACTACAGGCGTAATTTTGAAAACCTCTTTTTCACTCCAAGGAAGAAGCAAGTGATTCATATTGTCGGAGTTTATTTTTTCTTTACCTAAAAGGATTTTATAACCAACTCCATTATCTTTACTCTCTGTAAGCCACTCAACTAACCAAGGGAAATTTATGCACAAAGCTTTAATAGCCTCTGCTGGTGTATTTACATCTAATTTGAAAGTGCCTTGTCCGAGACGTTTCTTTAAAGCACCATAAACCTTAACGACTTTCATGCCTTAACGCCTTAGCTGTTACTTTCTGATAATAACCGCCATAGACATCCCTAGACGATAATCTACCTTGAACGTGATGGAGAACTATATTGTCGCCTAGATAAATCGCAGCATGATTAGGAACAGGGGCTTCAATGTGCATTAATAAGGCATCACCAAAAGCTAAGTCAGCTATTTCGATCTCATAGAATCCTTCTCTCTTAAAATTATTTAAATATAAATCTTCTCCTTTATGCCACCAATCATCTCGTCTTTCATAATTTCTAAGATTCAACCCTAATTCATTGTTATACCAATCCCTACATAGGGTGTAACAATCAATTATTCCATGAACAAATTCACGCCCAACATAAGGCAACTCAAAACCCGATGGCTCGCAATAACCCCACAATCCTGTATTGGGATTAACAACGTGCCAAGGAAGCCCTGATGTTTCACATGCGATTTTATCTGCTACTGATGGAGAATGATTTGTTACAGGATGACTATGAACAACAGAAATAATCTCTCCTTTCTCTTCTGCTTCTGCATACGATTCTGGGTCTAATACAAAATGCTCATCAGGAGTTTCAGCAATGTTTTTACAAGGGAAATAACGTTTTCTACCTTTTACAACAATAACTAAACCACAACTTTCTCTAGGAGACTCCGCTTTGGCATGTTCTAAAGCTTTTTCCTTGATTTCCTTTGGTAGCGTCATTTCATACGTCCTGAACTTGGGAAAGAACCAAACGGTAGAGCACCATTAGCAGGCTTGCTTACTTTGTAAGTATCAGGGCCTTTGAATACATAACTAACAGCAGATTGACCAGCTAACGTATAAAAATAATAAGTTCCTTCTTGATTCGTTCCAATTATATGATCCAAGGTTATGTGTTTTCGCTTATCCTCGTCATCCCCTGTTGGATCATCAATAACAACATTCGTCACCTTAACTACTGCTGTTGGTGAAAGGCCCGGACCTTGAACAACTTGTCCCACTGAAACATTAACTGTGTATGCAGCCACTAATACCGTATTTAGAGTGTCATGTCTGGTAGCAGAAAAATTAACTGCTGCTGAACCTATAACTTTAATATCAGCAACTTGATTCATTGTTATTGTTGTTCCACTTATACCCGTAACCGTTGTATTTGATTGAATGCCTGTTCCTGTAACTGTCATGCTTGGTGCTAACCCTGTTGCGCTAGTAACAATGATTTGAGAAAGATTAGATTGAAGGGTTCCATTAACAGTGACATTCGTAGAGGCTGTTGCATTAGCACTCATCGTTATGACTTTCCCAGCTTTTGAACTAACCGTTGTACTAGCAGGTATTCCAAAACCATCAATCACATTACTAAGTTCTACTGTGTCGGGAGTATTATCTAGTGTTAACTGATTACTACCTACCGTTACTGAACCTATTGATTCAAAATTTGCGAACCTTTTTGCACATGAATCAAGTCTTTTCCCACAATGATCAGCAGCTAAAGATCCCGCCACATTATCATCCGTATCAAAGTAGTTAGCTCCTGTATAACTACACTCAGAACTTCTATATCTCCACTGACAAATATTTGAGATTAGTTGTCTTCTTGGAATGAAAGAGTTAACAAGATCAAGCTTAGAAGTTAATTCAAAAGAAACTACATCTCTATTCTCAAGTTTTTTTCTATCTATATACCACTTTTCAATAGGCCACGTTGCAGAAGGATCGGCTCCCGATTCTCCGTCAAGATATTTTTTCAATGTTCTTATTCTTCTGACCTCTGCACCCCCTAAATCATTACCGGGAGTTGTTTGATTAACGTCAATTAAAAGAGCAGATATTGAGGAAGCAAAAACGGGAAAATTATTAGCAATTTTTAAAGTCGGTCTAGGTAAAGTTCCAGAAGAAGAAAATTCAAAGCCCTCTGCTTCTACAGGCAAACGAGTGTAAGCATTACCATTCCAAACAATATTGCCTGTTACGTTTTGATTTAACCCATCGTGCCACCTCGTTACATTTGTTGTTCCATGCAGTTCTAATGTTGGATGTAATTCAAATAATTCAATAATTGCATCGGGAGCAAAAGAAGCTATGTCTGTATAAACGCTACTAATAGAAGTCCATATAACAGTGCCATCTGTAACCGTTGAATTTATATCTGTTGGCCAAGTTGGTTCTGAACTTCCGCTTGTCCCAGCAGTTGTACATTTAAAAACAAGTCCACTGTTTTGTAACGATGTAGCCCTGCGAATGTTACTAACACTATATGCAGTAGTGGCAGCCCAAGCGGAGTAAGCCATTAAGGTTCAAAGACTTGATCGAAGGATGCTCTAATTGTATTTTTGTTATAACTAGGCATCTCTACCGACCAATTAGAACACTTATATTTACCTGCTGTTCCATGTGGATCTGTCCAATCAAAAGATTCAACACCACCTCTTGCTTCTAAAAAAGTC